GCGAAACAAAGAAGTCGTTTAAGAAACGGACATAGAGTGAGAGTGTCCCCCCCGATAGAGGGTGAAGGTGTTAATCTCATCGTCAATCCCGAAAAAATCCACCCCATAAGCAAGTGTTTTAGAGCGGGTAAAGGTGTTATGCTTCAATTGTCCCCCAGCGAAATACAAGCAAACAAATCGTCGGCAATTGAAGGCGAAGGTATTTTCGGCAAAGAGTTTGATAGGGGTGTTAAGAAACTCATCGGCAAGAAGGCGACGAAGACCATCTACAAGGGTTTAGATAAGGTTGCGAAACCACTTGTGAATAAAGGTTTAGACGCTGCCGCTATTGCCGCCACCGCTTATCTCGGTCCCGAAGCAGCACCCGCTATTCAAGCAGCGAAAAGGGCAGCGAAAGGATATATTGACCGTCCTACTGCTTATCAAAAAGACCCCGCAAAAGAACTAATGAAGGATGTTAATCCTGTCGGAATGGCGGAGGATTACGCAAAGGGTCAGATGAAGGAGATGATGGGTAGCGGTATTTTAGATATGGTTAAGAAAGCAGCGAAATCAAAAGCGGGCAAATCTCTTCAAAAGAAGGCGATTGATATGGCGATGAAACAAGCGAAGAAACAAGGTGTGCCTGGTGTTGTTGCCGATGCTCTCGGGTCTGCTGCGAAGTCGGGTGTTGAGGGTCAAGGTTTGTATGCTTCTGCCCCTTCAAGAGGTAGAGGTATTATGGGTCGGGGTGCTATGATGGGATGTGGAGTATTACCTCCTGCCCTACAATCGCAAAACAATAGTGCTAACTTTCAGTTCCATACCCAGTTGCCTCCTTCCTATGCTGATTTGAAACGCTACGGACAATATGGGACAATAACTGGAAGTGGTTTATACGCTTAAACTGCCGAAGTTTAGACAAAATTATTTTGTATGTCTATAATATAATGCTTACAGACATACAAATAGAAGATTTAGCAACCCGAATGAATATCCCTCTTGTCTATATTGGATTTAAGAACAATCTTCCATTCAAGATAAGACCGAATAAAGCATACATTATCAATTTGGAAAATGCTTTGAGTAAAGACGGGGTGGAGAACAAAGGGTCGCACTGGACCTGCTTTCAGGTTGCGAAATACCCGAATGGGGTTTGCGAGTGTTTCTACTTTGATAGTTATGGAGTGGGTCCTCCGCAAATAATATCAAAGCGAATAGAGAAGGAGTTTAAAATTGGTATATATCACAATACAAAAGATATACAATCTCTGATGAGTGAGGTTTGTGGATATTATTGTTTAGCATTCCTTCACTTCATTAATGCCTCACCCTATGCTTCAAAGCATTTAATTAAAGATGCCGAAACATTTATTGATATGTTTGACGATTTAGAGAAGAAGGTGGATTTTAAAAAGAATGAGTATGTATTGAAACATTTCTTTTTAAGCAAAGACCCCGCTTTGAGAAAAAGTGTGGAAATTATTAACGACGATGTTGAAGATACTATGAGGGCACAACAGAGCGAAGTGATGACTGCTGAAATATAATACTATGATACTATATATATGACGCGTTGGACTGATTGGGTTAAACAATATGCGGAAGAACATAATACTACTTATGGTTGTGCTTTGTCGCAACCGAAGTGCTCTGCTACTTACAGACGAGAATATGGTTTGAAGGCAACACCGAAGAATGAGGAGTATTTTAAAACTGCTGAAAAATTATCGTCAAAAGCACAGAAGCAGAAGGAATACAGAGATACTTTGAGAGAGAAGGGTGTCTATGGTAAGAAACAACTACGGGGCAACCCTCTCGGGAGAGGATTGTATGCGTAAAAAGAATTAGGATAAAAACCCCCTACCTAAAAAATTGATTTAAAATTGGACGAATGAACGAAAGGCATAAAATAACAAATACATTATACGATGAACGCAATTATGAATATTATGAACGAGTTTATCTCGCGAGCGGATGCCGAATACGACAACACCATCGGCGGGGTATGTGCCCCCGAAAACCGCTGGAAGTCCTACCTTGAACCTACTCAACATCAATTGTGGATTGATGCCGAGATTGAAGACGAAACCGAATACGAAACCTGCGAAGAATGCGGGAAACCTTTTAATCATCCGATTTTAAGAAACAGCGAATTATGCGATTGTGTCTATGAAGACGATGGACGAATTATCCCGCTTCAAGAATGGGCGACAACACACTCCGAGATTGATGCCGAGATTGAAGACGAAACCGAACCCGACATTATTTTACAAGACTGTTATGGGGGACAACTGAAAATATACCTTTGTTGGGTATTGGGTCAAGAAACCCCGAAATTATGGCGAACACAATATGACGATGAACCGATGGGCGAACTCCGACCCGAAGAAGAACTGGAAGCATTTTGTATATTTATAGAAGAAAAATGGTCTTGGGAAAAGATGGAAAAATACTATGATGTGGTTAAGGGCGAAGCAACCTTTTACGATTGTATTTTGGACGAATATTTTACAAGACAATTTGAATGGGAGGAAGAACATTTAAACATTTAACTTAATTTTAATTTAACTTAAACAACAAATAAAAGCGAGGGCACTTGCCTTCTGTTTTTTATATTTTTTTAGTTTTTTTGAGTGTGAATGATGAATGATGAAGGGTTGAATTATATCCCTCTCGCGAGATGGTTTTTTTTTATACAAAAAAAATGGATTTTTACAGACGAACAATTATGAACCCTTCACACTTCATCCTTCATTTTTAAAAGAAACCCTCTCGCGAGGTGCTTTTTAAAATTAAAAAAGAATTAGGAAAAAACTCACCTTCCTAAAAAATTGATTTAAAAGTTGCGGATAGGACTGAATGATATAAAATAAAATAGAACACACTTGAAAAGTATTTTGATGAACCAAAACCAAAACCAAAACCAAAACCAAACGAACGAAATGAACTCCAACGCCAACACTATCAACTTTGAAGATATGTCTAACAAGGAACTTAACTCATTCATCGCCGACAACAACCTTCCCAAACCCAAAGGTCGCCCCAACAAGGACGCTCTCATCGCCCACATCCAAGAACACTACAGACCTGCTGTCGCCCGCAGAGAACTTGTGATTGAGGATGATGAGGAAGAAGAAGACCTCAACATCAACATCCCCGCCAATTTCCCCGCCAATCAGATTTGCCGAGATTGTGGTGTCCGCCCCATCATTACGGGTGAAAGTTTGTGTGCCGAATGCTGGACTGATGACGCCCCCGAAGAGGAAGAACCCGAAATGAATGAATGCGACGATTGTGGCGTCCATTTTGATAATGAGGGCGACGCATCTTTGAGATTTTGCGAGAATTGCGACGACCATCATCCCCATACCCCATCCATTACTGGAACCGATATCTTCGGAGAAAGTTCAAGTGATGAAGGTGAGGGTTTCGGCAATTGCGAAACTTGCGACGCCATCATCGGAGATAGTAGCATCGGACATCATACCGATACGGGTGCGATTTGTGCCGAATGCGACAACAATACGATTGATGAAGAAAGTGCTTGTTGTGCCGATTGCGAACCCGAACCCATATTCAACGGCGACAGATGCCCCGTCTGCCTTGATGAGGAATGCTCTACCTTCACCGACACTTGCGAACATATGCTTTGTGGCGGGTGCTTTGATATGCTCCCCGAAAAGCAATTCAAGGACGGATGGGCGGCACATACTCCATTCCGAGAATGCCCGATTTGCCGAAGTATCGTCAAGGGCGTCAAGGCGGGTCAATCATCCGACACCGACAAAATCCGCGAATGGCGAGAACTCAAAAAGCAAGTTGCCGAATACGAAGCGGGTAAAGCAAGATATCACATCCGCGAAAGGATTGTCGTCCAAGAACGCCGAGTTGTTGTGAATGCCGAAGGTGTTGATGAACCCGCACCCGTCGCAAGAAGAAGACGCGGAACTCGGGCAAACGCTGCGATTGCGGTCGGACAAATGAACGCTGTTGCTGGACCCGAAAGACCCGCTGGACGCAACGACGAGATTGAACTTGAAGAAGGTCAGGTGCTCGGCGACCTTCACTTTGACGCAAGACCCCGATTGAGATGCTGTGGAACCAATCCCAACTTCGGTATCCCCAACGGTCAAAGATGCCGACGCAATACCCGCCGAGTTTGTCCTGGATGCCGAAACAATCGTTTATGTTTGTCTTGCGGTGATAGATGCCCTACTTGCGAACCAATTGTTTAAAAAACATACATATCATATTTACATATCATATTTATATATTCACATAACTTTATTATAATTTAACTTAATCATAAATCAAAGGGGCGTATGCCCTTTTTTTCCCGCTCCTCAAAGTTCCTTAGCAATTTGTGTTTAAGTCCTTTTGCGATGTTAAGATAAATGTGTCTTAAACTGAAAGTTAATTATATGCTTAACCCTCTCGCGAGATGGTCGCCCCACACTAAAAATCTGAAAAAGAATTAGGATAAAATCGCATTCTATAAAAAATTGATTTAAAAATTGAGGATAGGACTGAATGTATAAAATAACAAACACACACTATTACTAATAATAAAATGCCGAAACAATTCAACAGAGGAGGAGAAATGAGAAATATCAGTTGCGGATGCGGATGGGTATGCCGTAAGTCAATTCGCGAAGCAAACCAAGCACAGGAGCGTCATTTGAGATATTGTCCGATTAATCGCACCCCCGAAGAAATCAAGACCGCGATTGATGCGATGCCGACCAAAGCAGACAAGGTCCAACAGAAGGTGAATGGATGGAAGGGAGTGAATATCATCCCAAACGGAGTGTCTGCTGGTAAGAAGATGTCCGCCATTAAATGCTTTGACCGCGAAACAGGCGAATACAAGATTTACAACATCATCGCCCCGACCTCATTTCACAATATGGACCATCTCACCCAGTCCAAGATTGTATATATGCTGGAAGAAGAAGGTCGCTTCATTATCAATCCGATTGTGGAGATTGACGAACAGGAAATGAACGAGATGCTAATGCTTATTAAGGTGGAAGAAATCGCACAAGCACAAGCGGGGGGTGGAACAATTGATATTGAAAAGTTGTTTGCCGACTTATCCAATCCCCAAGCGTCCAACAGTAGCACTCCATTAGGGGCAGCGATACACTCATACCTCAATATGCCGTCAAGACCTGAACCCGCACCCAAGAAGAAGTCCAACAAAAAGAAATAAACATACGCATATGATTTTACTATATATTTAACTTAAACAACACATAAAGAATTAGGGCGTTTTGCCCTTTTTTCCCGATGAATGATGAACGATGAATGATGCCGAAATGTCCGTCCAGTTTCAACATTTTTTCTTATGGAAAAAAAAGTTTCCCATCGGGTGGATATATTTCAACCATTCATCATTCATCATTCATTATTAAATCTACATATAGGTTAAGGATAAATGTTAAGGTCTTTACAACCCGAAGATTTTCAAAAATCACTTTATGAAGAGTTTTTAGTGCCCCGCAAAGCAATTGAGGAGCAAATTAATAAGCAAAATGTCGTCATCGGTTTTATACTCGGATGTCTATTAGTGGGAGCAATCGTAATGTTGTGCGTATTAATACTTTGATTACCAAAGAAGGTGATAGGATAACCAAGCGGGAGTGTCCCAATTCGCGTCTTTCCATTTAGCATTACGCTTTTGAAAGTCCGCTTTTCGCTTTTCGTCCTTATGTTTCGTAAAGTCCTCCCTCTCAATATCCCCAAAATGAACTTTCTTACGGGTGCCTGGTATCGCCAACATATATTTCTGATGTTTGCGAGTGCTGATTTCAATAGGAACATCACCTGAATATTTATCGCCGAGCAGTCTATTCGCAATTCTCTTAACCGCAGCGGGGTCGCTGACTTTAAGAACATCCGCCATCGTAGGAGCAGACCCAGTTTGTTCTTGAACCTTTGTGCTTTTAGTGGATTTTGCCTTAACCGCTGGTTTCTCTTCAATTGTAAGAGTAATATTTTCCTTCTCTTTCGGTGGCGGGGGTGGTGGTGCGACAACAGCGACTGCCTTTGCCTTCTTCTCTTTCGGTGGTTTCTTCTCCTTCGGTGGTTTCGGTGGTTTTTCAACCTTCGGTTTCGCAGGACGACCTCTTTTCGTCAGACCTTGCGGTCTAAATCGCCCCCTGTCGTCATAATGTGATTTAAACCAGTCGTCATATTTCTCCCCAGTTTTGATAACAATATCTTCGGCACCCATACCTTCGTTTTCCTGTTGTTGTTTGCGTTTGATTTCATCGGCAATCGCCTTTTCTTTTGCTTCCTTTTTGCGTTTTTCTTCATCAGCAATTGCTCTCCTCGCATCTCTTTCTGCCTGTTCCTTTTCATCTCTTACCCTCTTTTGTTCCGAATAAAACTCCGCTGCGTTTCCAAGCATAGTATAAATCGGTTCATAAAAAGCAGTCTTTTCAATTCCTCTCATCCATTTTTTAAGACGACTTTGATATTCGTCATATATTCGGTTTTGTTTCTCCCTTGCTTCATTAATTTTTTTAACGCTACGAGCAGTTGAACCTCTCCATTCTTCGGGTTCGCTCCATTCGGTTCCAAATATTCGCGGATTTTCTCCATTTCGGGAAATATATTCTCTCCATTCTCTAACCAATTTATCAGGACCATAGAAGAAAACCGCAGCAAAAAAATCTCTATTTGAAATATAATTGTCCCGATATGGAGAATGCCTTTGATATGTGCGGGACAATCTGCTTTCTGCCTGATAAGAAAAGAAATTATCAATTGCTTCAAGAGTATATTTAATGTCTTTACGCTGATATAATTTTTCAAAATCTTCCCAAGAAAAGTCCTTTTCATCCCACCATTTTTTTCTATTTTCTTCTTCACCCCATCGTTTCTCCTTTTCATCTTTCCAATCTTTCCATAACCACTCATCGGTTTCTTTGAGCGATAGAGGTGTATTTCTTTTTTCCGCACCTGCTTCCCATTTATCGTCTTCTTCTTTTGCCCTTTTAATCCACTCCGCAATTTGACTTTCTCGCCATTTTTTGTTTTTTCTAATAGCATCATCTTTTAAAGCATTAACGCTTTCAACCGTAGCAATTATGCTTTCATCAACCCTGCCCTCAACATTTTTGCTATCATATGCCCGTTTATCAACCACTTCGGGATAAGGTATTTCGTCAGGGCGTATTACAAACATTTCACCGAGAGGCGTAATTGTCCCGCATACGGGCAAAGAATTAATACTTGCTCTACTGCTTTCGGCAGGATATAAAAATGGATATTCTAAAAACAATTTTGCGACCCTATCAAGATTGAACTGGTCGGGCGGAGTATAAACCATATATTCTCGCTGACTATCATAATCAAACTCCATAGGATTAAAATCTTCGGGAATACGACCCGATTGAAAATCTTTGTATAGGAAGTCGTTTCCCTTTATACATACGCAAAGTTGTTGTTTTCTAACCTGTGTCCGAAGAGAAGTTTTAACCGCACCATTTCCGTAATCTCTTGTGTATTGATATCTGAAAAAACCAGCATCCTTTTTGTCTTTATCTACTACACCGACCATCGCTTCAAGAAGTTCAATCTGATATTTTTCGTCCGAAATATGCCCCATCTCTTCGTCATACGGTTCTATTTGATTAGACAAGTTAGGAATATTCTTTGACGCATAGGATAACGGCAACCATACACCGCTTACGATACTTTTCATATAAACATTTCCGATAATATCCATACCCATAACCATATCAAGACCATAAGGATTTGATGTTATAGAGAATGGACTTCCATCCACTCTATTTTTGACTTTACTACTCCATCCGAATTGATAGAAACTGAAAAGAAACAAGGCGACCTTTTGTGAGTTCGGTGCGGGTGGTCGCAACGGATATGGAAGTTCTACCTTAACATCGCGAGTTCGGTGTCGCACATCGGGGTCTATTAATTCAATAACGGTTTTGTTTGTTTTATAATGCTTATAAGTTTTTGTTTCTGCCCTGTATTTTTTCGCAATTTCCTCGTCAGTCCTTTTGTCTATTCTATAAGACGCACCGATAAGACGCCCAGTCCATACTTTATCCACAACATCTTCTCGCTGGGTTCCCTCATAATAGTTTTCTGTGAAACGAGCATAAAACTCATCTGCCGTTTTAGCATTCCACCCAGCAAGTATTATTTCCTTTTCGGGCACTACATAGACCACACTTGGATTACTATCTCTTAACCATTTCCTAATTGTGATTGAGCGTTCGGTGAAACATTTTTCTTCTCCGCCTTCTCCTGTATATTCAACCTCCGTCATTATATACATAGGGCGACATAAAATAATGTCGCAATATACTATAAATGGAGGAAGAAGAACCGAACTTAATGACTGGATGGATAAAAGAACAAGCGACGCTTCTAAATAAACCCTATGGCGACATACAGCGTATATTATTAACCCCTTCCGCAAGAGGTCATAAATCTCTATTTAGTAAATGGTTGAAATACAAGAAGACGATACCATTAAGCAGACCTCTACAAGCACCTACGCAACTATACGATGTGAGAGCAGAGATAACTACACCCTATGTTAGAGGCATAATTGCTCCCGAATTAGAAGACAATTTGTATATTGATGATGCGAACCCTGCTGCTCGTCCTGTTGTATGGAAACACCGCGAAGCGGGAGATGACCGATGGTATATTCCGCCCCAGTTTCAAAACCCGACAGGTAAGAAACCGCAGAAGAAGAAGAAGACGCGATTGATAATAGAAGAAGAAGACCCTGACGAAACCTTTGAAGTCGGTATTGAACCCGAAGAGGTCTTTGTAAATGATACCATCGCCTGATGCCCGAAAGAAACCGTTTAAAACCTGTATGGCGGCGAACAAAGTGCTATTTGATACAGGGGATAGCAGGGTGTCGCCTGATGACTTGGATATATTGTGGTTAAAATATCGTAGTTTGAAAAAACAAACGGGCGATGTGGAAGTTCGCAATCCTGAACCCTTTGCCGACGCATCAAGTCCTCCGCCTCCCGCTGCGAAAAAGGACTATTCTAATTTTGACCCAGTAGGAGCAATTCCTCAAAGAGGGATGTTTCAAGCGATGATGGAACGCTCAAAACCAGTTGCGAAAGAAGAGGTTAAGGGATTAGAAGGCATCGCATCCCGAGTGGTTTCGGGACTGGATGTTTATCAAAGACCGAAATTGAAAAATTATCGTCCTATGACTGAAAAAGAATTACGAGAAAGTAAATACTTGAATGAACGACGCAGAAGTATAGAGGAAACTCTGCGATGGAATGCCGAGCACTGGCGGGAAACAGGAAATTATCATTTATTAAGACGAGAACAAGAGCAGTTGGATAGAATAAAAGAGGAGGTTGAAAAGATGTTGAAAAGTCGCGAAATCCCTGATGAAGAAATAGGCGGTAAGGGTATCGGCGGTGCTTTGAAAGCAAAAGACTTACAAGGGTTGTTAAAGGCATCTTATAGTGGCGACGAAAGGGTTGGCGATTTTATATTGGATAAACGACTATCATCAGGAACAAGCAAAGTCTATTATAATCCCGCAACACAACAAACCGTCGTCGCACACAGAGGCACACAGGGCATAATGGACTGGATGAATAATCTCGCTTATGCTGTTGGCGGACGCTGGGGATATGAAAAGACAAATCGCTACAAAGAAGCAGAGAGGGTTCAAAGGGCAGCAGAAGAAGCATATGGGACGACAAATCTCGCTACAATCGGGCATTCACAAGGGGCACTACAAGCAGACCTATTAGGTCAGCGAGGCAAAGAGGTCATTACTTTAAACAGACCATCGCATCCATTAGAGAAGTCTTCGTCATCTATACAAACCGACATACGCACACAACGCGACCCTGTAAGCATCTTCACAGACGCAGACATCACAATTGATAGCGAAGGATACAATCCATTAACAGAACATAGTGTGGATACTCTTGGGCGACTTGACCCCGAAGAGATGATTGGCGAAGGATTAAAGACGGTCAATAAAGCAATCCATCATTTTAAGTATTGTGTTGGGACAGGACTTCTTCTATCAACACCTCACTCACCCGCATACAAAGAATACGCAAGATTATTGAAGCAACGCAATCACTATAATAGATTGTTGAGAAATAGATTTAGCAAATAAAAATCTATCATAATAATATAATGCCGAAGTTCGCAAAGGGAAGTAAAGAAGCAAAAGACTATATGGCGTCGCTACGAGCGAAAAGGGGAGCAGTCAAGGGAAAGGGTATGGAGGGCGAAGGTGCCTTTACAAAAATCTTTTTAGACACCGCAACAAAGGTCGGAACAAAAGCGGGAGAACCATTTAAAAACACAGTTGGTGTAAATCCATTCACTATGGGTTTTGACTTGGGAGAGAAAGTGATTGCTCCCGCTCTTATGAAAAGGTTTCCTCCGAAAGGTCGCAAAACAAAGGGCGGAAGATTGCCCGCATCTGAAACTGCTGGACCGAGCAATCGCGACTTGACCCCTGAGTTAGTTGATAATCTCCCTCCTATGGACGCAACAGGAAGACTTGCTGGAAGCGGAATGGGATACGAGTGTTGCGACCGCTGTGGCGGGATGGGTTTAAAAAAAAAAACGAGAATGTGAAACCTCACAATTTTAATTTGTCGCAACAGAAAGCACTTATCGGACATATGTTTCCCGACCGCACAAAGGAAACCGCACTCGCGTCTTACAAAGAGATAGACGATATGACCTGTGAGGAATTGAAGAAACAACCCGCTCTATCGCGATTGGGAAACGAGGCAGTTCAATACCATACTGACTTTGAAAGATACGGCACCCCCGCAGCAGGACAGGTTGATTTCTATACGCTATGGAGGAACCGAGCATTCTACAAACAGAAACCGTATGTGTCGCGAATGTATAACTTCATAGACCGAAAGAAGAGCAACGACCTTACTGGTTTGGCGAGAGAACTGTCTATTTGGAAGAGCATCGCTGGCGTCTATTTCCATACTCCGCAGATATTTAAACCGCTATTGATGATGGAGTATATTTGCCGATTTAAACCGAAAGTTGCTGTGCTTGACCCGACGATGGGTTGGGGTGGGCGTCTGCTCGGTGCCTGTGCGTTAGATGTCCCTCACTATATCGGCATAGAACTCAATCAGCGTTTGAAGCAACCTTACGCCGAGATGGTTAAGATGGTGCGTCCCTATACAGACACTCGTATTACTTTGAAGTTTATGGATTGCTTAAAGGTGGATTATTCTAAACTGAAATACGATATGGTCTTAACCAGTCCTCCATACTACAACATAGAAATCTATGAGGGAACAAAAGCACAGAGCAAAGATGAATGGGACAGGGATTTCTACGAACCCTTCTTTAAAAAGACATACGGTGGATTGATGCGAGGCGGACACTACTGTATGAATATCCCGATAGAGGTCTATGACCGAGTGGCGACCCGAATACTTGGAAAGGCAGATATATTGGTGCCTCTATCAAAGGTTAAGCGTCAAGCAAAGGGAGGCGAAAACTACAAAGAGTATATGTATGTGTGGGTCAAAAAGTGAATGAATGATGAACGATGAATGATGTAAAAATATGCGGTTGTTTAAACATATTTTTTGTATGGAAAAAAAAAGGTTTTGTTGGGCGAACATTATTCAACCCTTCATCCTTCATCATTCATTATTAAATATTCATAGTAGTATATATATGCCCTTTATAATAAGAAAACTACCTAACAAACCATACTACAAAGTAAGCAATAAAATAACAGGAGCAGTCCATAGTAAGGCAACCAGTTTAGCAAACGCAAAGAAACAGGTGCGACTTCTTTATATGATTGATAATCAGAAGGTTTAGGGGAAATATATCTTAATGTTAAAACATATTAAAAGAATGGTGCTACAATATTGTATAAGACGATGGCGACAAACTTGACTGCGATGAAAGCGACGAAAGAATGGAAGGCGATGGAAAGCAAAGCAAAGGCAGGGTGGAGGTCATACTATGTAGTCTGTGATGAGATGTGGGAGATGAGTGCCTTGCTCCATCAGAGCAGAACTGAAAACCGTAAGATAGTATCTCAAATCAAAGAGGGTGTTGATGTGGATTTGGTCTTCTTAAAGAAGCAGTTTGTGGAACTATACGAACAGGCAAACAAGTCCTGTGAGTGCCCCGTATGCTTTGACCTGATGAATAAGGAAACACTTAATGTAAGCAGTTGCGGTCATCTGACCTGTAAAGGATGCTTTGAAAAGATGACGGAGTGCCCGATATGCCGAAAAGCATACTGGAAACCGAAACCGCAGTAATACGAAAGTTAAGATAATGCTTAATAAGTTGAAAATTAAGCATTAACTATGATATAAAGTGTATAAAGGCGTAATAAAATTAATTTTATAAAGAGTTTATCATAATAATTTAATGGTTAAGCATTAACTTTCATCTTAATTGTATAATATCTTAACTTTTGAATAATGAATGATGAATAATGAAGGGTTGTTTTATATCCCCCTACGCAAAAACATTTTTTTCCCACAAAAAAAATGATTATAACCGACCGAACATTTCGGCATCATTCACACTTCACCATTCATTCAGGGGTTGCTCTCATTTATAATCACAGAACTACTTGTTGGAGCACATCCGCCTTGTATCTCCCCAGTATAATCAGGAACAGCAATCTCCATAGTGCTTTCAGTATGAGGAGCAGGTGTATCTACAAAAGATATTTTCGGAAACTTGGTGCCTGGTGCGATACCGAGAACATCCTTGACGCCTCGCATAAAGACCTCATTCTTCGTCATCTGAAACCCATTCACCACAGCATCAATCCATATTGCTCTCACTTCGTCAGCACCTTTTACAATTCTTTTGTCGGTAATTTGGTTAAGAGCAGTAATACCTCGCTCCATCTCAAACACTCCCTCCTCATCCGTAGCAGTCAAAGTGATAGTCCTCTTACCACTTCCTATCTCCTTGAACTCTAATACAATATTTCCAGCAGGTCGTCTAATTAACTCGGTCATTTATATCATAGAACTATATAATTATTTTATTGAATAACCGCAGTTAGTAATTCTACGGGTATCTCCCAGTGAAGGGTCGGAGGGTCATATTTCCCCGCTCGCTGAATACACATCATCTTTGTCTTGAATGTAGCAAACAGGTCGGGGTCATAGGCAATATAATAAAGTCCGTCAATAAAGTTGAAACAGAAGATGCTTCCTTTCTCCTGTGCTTTATGGACTGGTAAGATGGTTGTCGGGTAAGTTTTTAGGCAATTTCGGCGGGACTTGACTTCCATTTTTAATCCGCCTAAACTTTCGTAGTCCCATCCACAATATTCATCATTATAGATATCTTTGGTGTTTCTGATAGTTTCGTCGGCGAAGTGTTGGCGAAGTCGCAACATCACAGCATTCTCTCGGGCAAGTCCGTAGGCAAGGTCATCATTAAAGTTTCTTCTCATCATTTTATACATTAAGCAAATACTTAATTTTCGCCTAAACAACGCATCGGCGTTTATTTAGCAATATTAACTTCTTTCTTAATGTTATAGAATGACTTTCAATATTAAGGATTACATTAAGGATAAACGACCCTCTCTCGGTGCCTCGTCCATTACCACTTATTCATCCATCTTACGCTCTCTTTATAAAAAGGTTTTCGGTGATGGCGAAATTGACCCTGCTAAATACGAAGATACTAAATCCATTCTCAAAGCATTAGATGGTCTGCCTCCGAACAAAAGGAAGACAATATTGTCCGCACTTGTTATCATCACAGACAACAAAGACTACCGCGATTTGATGTTGAGTGATGTGAGGGAATACAACAAAGAAATCTCGCTACAACAGAAGAGCGATACGCAGAAGGAGAACTGGGTGGAAGGCGGTGATATTAAAAGCGTCTTTGATGATTGCCGTCGCAACGCAGAGGCGTTGTTTAAAAAGAACTCGCTCACACCTGCTGACTTACAGACCATCCAGTCCTATATCATTATGTCGTTGCTCGGAGGTCAATTCATTAGTCCTCGTCGCTCAAAGGATTTCTGCGATTTCAAAATAAAAAACATAGATAAAGAGAAGGATAACTACTTGGAGAAAGGCGAACTCCATTTCAACTCATACAAAACAGCAAAGACTTATGGTAAGCAGTCGGTGCCTGTGCCTATTAAATTGCGAAACATCTTGAATAAATGGATATCCGTCAATCCGACCGACTACCTCCTTTTTGACGCAAATTATAATCCGCTATCGTCTGTTAAGTTGAACCAGCGATTGAATAAGTTGTTTGATGGGAAGAAGGTCGGCATTAATGGTCTGCGACATACCTACTTGACCGACAAGTTCGGCGACACTATCGCTCAAAAGAAGGCAGTTGCTAACACTATGGAAGCGATGGGAAGCAGTCCTGCGATGCTAACAACTTATGTGAAGGATAATGAATAAGTTTCCATTCTATAAATCCGCGAGTTTCGGTGATGCGGAAGTTCTTTCCGAATACGGATGACGCCACCCGTAAAGCAATCTGTTCCTCCTCCGTTAGTGTTTTAATATATTGTTCTTCCATTTTGTATTTTGATTACGATATGTTTGCCTTAATGTTTTCAATTTTTCGGATAATGAATGATGAATGATGAAGGGTTGAAATATATTCCCCTGTGTGAAACATTTTTTTTCCAAAAGAAAAAATGTTTTTTATCAACCGAACATTTCCGCGTCATTCACACTTCATCATTCATCGCCGATGAGGACACCGCAAAGTTCTCTTCGCTGTTGCTGGGAGTGGGTGGCGGTTTAATCCCGTCAGGGAGCGGTGCTAACTGGTCTATGTATTTTTTGTCTTTACAGATTTTGCTGTTCTCTATCAACTTCACATAGGTATTGTATTTGTCTTCCAAGAATTGTCGTCCATTCTCTAACCGATGCGGTCGTTCAAGCGAGGTCGTTTTGAATATATCATACGACAAAAGCAGATACATCTTACTCGCATTCAACTCCATTTCCATAGACTTTTGTATCCCTAAATAGAGTTCTATGGAGGCAATAAGTGCCGACCCAAGCGACAATAGGCAGGTTAAAAGACTGATATCCGACTGCTCCATATAGTTCGTCAATCCCATACTCGCGATGGATGTTATTGACGACAGCACTATCAGAGGCAATTTGAAGTATTTTAAATACCCTTTGTATATGTTGTATTTCTTCTTGTGAAACCCACTTAATAAGACCGAGTTCTGCCTTATTAATTCCAATACCTTTTCAACATCGTCCGTCCAATCTTTGTTCGTCATTATAATACAGAGATATTTTTATCCAATACGGGTCTTCTTCACTTGTAATGCGTCTAATGTCTTTGTGCCGTTTGCCTGTGTTCCAACAACATAGAATAAATCTCCTGCTGATGCGTTTTGTGTGAATAAACAATTAAAAAAGTTGTCGCCAACTATATTCGGTTGAAAATCTATTGTGCTGTTGTCGTTTCCTCCTGCCGATGTTTGTGCTAATGATATTCTAAAATAAGGATTTGTTCCAAGCACCGTATAATTTACTTTTGCGAATATATTCACCAACCACACTCCATTTCCTAATGCGAAAGACCCCACAGGACTTCCTGATGTAATCATATTTGCCCGAACATTTGCCGTAGGAGGTATCGCCATATTCAACACATAATTATCTACCACAGTATATCCCAAAGCACTACTACTTGATATAAGACCGTTGTATGTAAGACGGATTTCCTGACTAATGGTTAAGGTAGGAGTTGCTTGATTTACTATTGCTATTACACTACTTCTTCCAAGATTTACACCTCCCGCCGTTGATGATGCTCCCGTTCCAATATTTACGGTTCCTGTTCTTCCTGCGAGTGTGCCGATATTTATATTTCCTGCTGAATTAGTCGCACCAATATCTAACTGATGTGTATTAGTGGTGGTTTCCAAAGCGACCGATGTTGCTCCTCCTGTAATAGAAAGGTTATTCACCTTAACAGCGTTCGCCATACCTGCGGTTCCAATTGTGATATTTTGTGTTGATGATGCTCCGCCTCCAATCAAGATAGTTGAAGAAATACCTGATGCTGATGCTATTCTAACAGTTCCGCCTATGTTGTCGTCTGCGATTTTTACTACATCTCCCGTTGCTATTGTTGATGGTGCGAGATTACAAATACCGTTGAGTTGATTTGTTGAGTTCGCACTTCCAATTGTGATAGTTCGCCCTGTGCCTGTTCCTGTTCCTATATTAATAGCAGCATTTCTATTATTAGCAACACCCAAATCAAGTGTTCCTCCTGTTTCATTTATAGTATCAAACTTACTGATTGTATGGACG